ATTATTAATTCAATTACCGATATTAAAGGTGAAATTGATAATGAAGTTGTTAAATTATTTAATGGTGAAAATCTTGATGATTCATCTGATGATATGGGCGACTTTGAAGATGATTTTGGTGGAGAAGATTTTGAAGACTTTGACCCAAATGCAGAAGATGATATTGATTTAGGTGATATTGAAATTGAAGAAATTAATAGAGAGGAAAAATAATCGTGGCTGCATTTGAAGATAGAATTATTCAAAATATTAATAGTTTAATTTATTTGTTACGTTCTCAAGGAATAAAAGCAATTTCAACTATTAAATTTTTATTCTTATTAAATAAAAAATATCGTATTGAATTAGATGAACAAGGTTTAGAAGATGTTCTATCAGATAATAGTGCAGTAACTGAAATAATTGATGATAAAATTATTATTGATGGTAAAAAACAAGACGAAGAAGATAATACTCAAAATGATATACACGATACAGCTGTTGACCAAGCTGGTGAAAATTTAACTTCTGAATCAAAAGAATATTCTGAAGTAATTAAAATTTCAGAAAATGTTAAAGTTGGAGATATTATTCCTGCTTGTGATATTATATTAACAGAAAACGATGATAATTATTATATACATAAAGGAGCAAGATTATCAAAAATTAATTATATTGTAACAGAAATTAAACCTTGCTTAACTTTAAATGAATCATTTATTTCTTGTCAGCTTGAAGGCAAGCCAATTACAATTGATATACCATTAAAGGCATTTAAAAAATAATAAAAACCGAGAAGTTATAACTTCTCGGTTTTTTCATATCAATAAATAATAGTATATAGTTTATGATATAAGGAATATTACAATGGATTTTTATGATGCCACAAGTGCAAAACAATATGCCCGAAATAAATCTCGTATATTAAAAGAAATTAATGATATTGAAGAATATATTATGCAAGCTGTTGATGAAAATCAATTTGAATGTGATGTATATAATACTGTTATGACCGATGCTCGTGAAATGGCTGAACCAATTAAAGAAGCAAAATCTCATTGTGTTATGGAATTGTCTAAAATTACTATTCATAAAGATTATGAACTTGAAGATATTATTGAAACCCCATTATTAAAATATGTATATGGTGGATTATCTTCAACTGAAACTTTTGAAGAACCTAATATTTATGGTGGAGATTCTACAACAACTGATTTTATGCTATTTGCTAATGGCGGAGATTCATTAGGTAGAGTTCATCCAATAAATTATTTTCGTGTTGGTGAAATTTTACAAGTTCAAAATGATACTAATCCAATACCTTTAGAATTTAGAGTATCTGAAATTAATAATAATGGAGATATTATTAATTTAGAAATTGTTAATCGTGGGGAATATACTACAATTTTTGATACTGCAAAATTAGTTTATAAAAATATGAAATATTGGACAGATGAAACAATTAAACCAGGAGATTCAGTTTGGTTAGATATAGATTCTGATTATGGATTAATTTCAGATTTACAAATAACAAGAAATAATGAACAACAAGTTAAAGATTTAAATGGTAATCCTTCTTATCCAGGTCAAACAGATTGGTTCCCAATTAACACAATTTATGATATTAATTCTTTACCGCCCGAAGCATTTGGTATGATAAGTGATACTTATACAAAGGAACAAGATAAAATTTATGTTAAAACAGAAAATGGTTGGGTTGAAGTTTCTACAATTTATGATTATAAAACATTTAAATTACCATTTAATTTTGGAGTTGAAGGAACAGTTTGTTATAATGTGTTTGGAAAAAATTATGTTAAAACAAATTGTGGATGGAATTTATCTCATAATATTTGGAATTTTGGAGATAGAACACCAACAGCTGAAGATGGTTTAGATTATGATATTGGTTATTATAATGAATTAATTTATGACGATGAAGGAAATATTATAAATCGTATTCCACATAAAGTCTATAAATGTTGTCATAGAATTTGGCAAGAAATAGTAGTTGAATATGATTGGAATAATTTACCACCTGATGTATTTGGAAATAATTTAGATATATTCATTTGGGATGAAGGTCGTTATAGAGTTAAAATAAATGATAAATGGGTTGAAACAAATAATGAATATAGATTTGACCAAATTAAACTTTATGATGATTGGGGAGAAGACCACGATGTTGTTGCTTATTCAGGTAAATTAGAACCTTATACAACTTATGTTAAAATTGCTGGACATTGGACTCTTGTTAATAAAGTTTGGAATTTAAATGATTATTTATTAGGTAGAATTCCAGTTGATAGTGATTTAGAGTGGACAATTAAATATATTGTTATGGATAATTATGGAGATGGATATATGTATCCAACAAGTGTTGTATTTAATGAGGGTGATGCAAGTGCAACTGTTAGAATTACTAATGATAAAATTTTAGAAACAAAATTAATTAATGGTGGTATATATACTGAAGTACCAGAAATTAATTATGTAATGGAAGCTCCAACTATGTCTAAAAAGTATTATCAAGTTTGGAAGCAATTAATTGAAAATGATGTATTGCAAGATGAAATGCAACAAGTAATTGATTATTTTGAATCAACTAAAAAATTTTCAATAGCAAGAGTTACAAATGAAAATACAGGAACAACATTTTATTGGCATTTGCAATGGAATTAATGTATTTTTATTGACAAATATTTTATTTTATTTTATATTAGCATCAGCAATGGTGCTAATTTTTTTATGAAAGGAAACTTTAATGGCGTTTGAAAAAACAAAAAATGCAATTAAAAAAATTTTAAAAATTAATGATGATGCTCTTAATTCCTTGCCATTAATTCATATGGTAACTCAAGCAAGTGCGTGGGGTTTTGTATATTATGATGAAATTGATGACAAAACAAAAGAAATTATTAAAACTCAAATGAAAAATTTGCAAGAAAAAGGAAATTTAATTGAAAATTTATAAAAAAATCCTTGACATTTAATTTTTTTATGATAAGTTAATATTCGTAATTGGATATTAACTTATTTTTGAAAGGATTAAATAATGACTAAAACTCTTACTATTTCTAACGAACAACTTAACCAAATTTATAATATTACAGATAACAGCGAAGGAGTTGAATCTTCTGAAAATGTTACCCTTAAAGAATTTTTAATGGATACTTTTGATGATGATGAAACAGAAATGGATTTGGACACAATTGAAAATTTTGAAATTGAAGATGAAGATGGTTTCTATTCAGATTTAATTAATCTAAATATTGATTCTTCAATGGTTGATTCGCTTGATTCAACAATTACTTATACAAGATTATGTTAAAAATACTTGACAAATTAAAAATTTAATCATAAATTAGCATCAGCAATGGTGCTAATTTTTTTATGAAAGTTACTAAATATGTTAAAAATTAAGAATATATGGCATAATAAATATGATGGGTCAAAATATTTTAATAAAATAAAATTTAAAACTGCTTATAAAACGAACCTGAAATATAAAAATTTATCTAAACTTATATCACAGGAAAAACTTGATTTAATTAATGAAATTATTTGTGAAGTTTTTCAGACAACTAATATTAAAATTCAATTTGGTCTTGGTCGTTATGGAAAAGGAAGTATTTATGGTTCAAGATTTCATAAGTTTATTGTTGATTATAAATTTATTATTCCTTTATTTTATTTGACAACAACAGGTAATAATGTTTAT